CCTCTCAAAGAAGTTCAGGCTTCTAGAATGAAACTGGGGGATTTTACAACCCCTTTAACAACATACGATCAAGAAACAGAACTTTTGAATAGTGGTGAGTTTAGGCAGATAATGGAGAAAGTAAAAGAAGAACAAAAATTAACAGACGGATTGAAAAAAGAAACACCTCCGCCTCCAATTAAACAAAATGATTCAAATTCCACTGATTAATGAGAATATTAAGTAATATATCGAATACAGATGCTATTTCTGGAACATATCCAAATGGAAGAATAAGAAATAAAAATACGGTTTCTTCTCCTCCTGTTGTAGGAACTCCAATTGTTGAAGAAATATATGGTGATATTGTATTATATTTTCAAAAATTGGTTTCATTTGTTGGAATAACATTTAATGATCTTCCGGATAATGAAACAAATGGTTATCAAACATTAAATTCTATTTTTAAATTAGCGCACAAAGTTTCAAAAAGATATAGCCGTACAATATCTTTAAATAATGAAAATGCTTATAGTGTTAATGTTAATCCAGTACCAGTAGGGATATCAATGAATGTATTAGCTATTGATTTATCAGATACTGCTCATCATAGTGGTGTAGTAAATTATACATTAAATGATGACACGAGTTCTGCTATGTTCAATTTATCAATGACACTATCAGGCACTGCCCCCGGAGACAATACATTGCATATTAAATCTAGTGCAGGCAAAACTATTGTATCATTTGTAAGGTTAGCAATGGGTGCTGATATTAATAAAAAATTTATTTTATTGAAAACTGATCTTGATAATGATAATTGGTTTTATTTAGAAACAACTAACATTTATTAAAATGGAGCCTAAAACCGATATGCCAAGTGCACAGATTTATTTAATGAGTCCTATTTTTGATCAGACGGCAGAAGATTTTTGCAGGGCTTTGGATAGCGTTCCGAAAGATATGGATTGTACAACATTGATGAATTGTCCCGGAGGTTCGGTATTTGCAGGATGGACTATGATAGGTAAAATGAAAGAACGTACTGGCAAGAATAATGCTATGGTTTACGGTCATGCTGCATCAATGGCAATGTTCTTTTTGTTATTTTGTGATCATGTTGAGGCTTTAGAAGTAACCAAATTTCTTATTCACCGGGCTTCAGGCTATGTTGAAAATGAAGATGATAAAAATTTTTTGGACAGTGTTAATGCTGACCTTCGCAAACATATGGAAAAGAAACTTGATATACCAGCTTTAGAAAAGTTGGCAGGGTGTACAATGGACGATATTTTTAATGGAAAAGATGTAAAAGATGTCTGGATATCGGCTAAGGATGCAAAAAAAATATGTTTAATAAATGAGACTATCAGGTTAACGCCTGAAAAATTAAAAGCTTATAATGAAAAATTTGTTGCTATGATAAAACCAGAACAAGGCAGTTCTGTAATAATCGAACAAGGCAGTTCACAACAGATTGAAGATAAAAATAATTCACATAAAATTGAAAACATGACAAGAGACGAATTTAAAGCGCAAAATCCTTTAGATTATGCTGCTATTGTTGCTGAAGGTAAAACTTCCGGAATAACAGCAGAACGCGAAAGGGTGAAAAGTTGGTTAGCATTTCATGAATATGATGCTGAAAACGTAATCAAAATGATTGGTGAAGGGACTGAATTGACACCTTCTATGACTACCGAAATGAATATTAAAGTTATTTCGGCTGTAAAGCTCAATGCACTTCATAAGGATGCTACCGGAAAGGTAAAAACCAAAGAAGTTAATGGCAAAACCAAAGAAGAAGAAGATGTTGAATCTTTTGAAAAAGAAGTTGTTGCCAGTGGGAAAAAAATTGTTGAATTTAATAAAATATAAACATGAGTAGCATAACTTCAAGAAATCAAACTCGCAATCAGGCTATTTTTGATTATGATTTTTCAAAACTGTTTCTGTTTGGTAACGTTTTTAGAAAAGTCAATATCGCGGCCTCTGGCGCAGATTTAAATTTAAAAGCCGGGATGCTCATAGGAGCTGTAGATGGTGTATATCAGATTTTTAAATCAGGAACATCTAATATTTCATTTGTTGGCGTATTAGCAGATGAAGATTTTACTATTACAAATGGGTCTAATGCAGACGTAACTATTTGTATGGGTGGACGTGTTAATTCTGCTCTATTGGTATTTGACGGAACAGACGTTTTAACAACTGTTATTTCTCACCGTACACTACTCGAACGCATTGAATCCGATTCATTGGGAATAGAAGTAGTAGTTTCAGATCAATTAAGTAAATTTGATAATTAAAATATATGATACCTATTAGCGACGCCAGGGGCGTCTTTACAAGACAATTGATTGCAGTTTGGAATGAACTTTCAGAACTAAAACCAAAAAGTTTTTTGAACTCTTTTTTCGAAAAAAAAGTTACTAACACAAAAGAAGTTTCTGTACAGGTTAGGCGCGGTACCGAACTTGTTGCTGTTGATGTTCTTCGTGGTACGAATGGAAATCGTAATCAAATTACAAGACATACAGAAAAATTATTCGTTCCACCATTCTACAATGAATGGTTTGATGCAACGGAACTTGATAAATATGATTTACTTTTCGGCACAAATGTTGTTGATGCTTCTGTTGAGACGGTTAATTCAGTAATTGAAAGTGCAGTTGAAAAATTGCAAGTTCTTCGTTACAAAATTGAACGTGCTTACGAACTTCAGGCTTCAAATGTTTTTGCAAGCGGAATTGTTACCTTGAAAAGTGGGGATAATATTGATTTCAAGAGAAAAGCAGCGTCTATGATTGATTTATCAACTTTAGGCTATTGGAATGATCCAAATGTTGACCCTAAATTAGCTTTACAAAATGCAGGAATTTTCCTCAGAAATGTAGGTAAAGCTGTTGATGGTGAATTTAATGTTATTATGGGAACTAATGCATTTGCTATGTTTAGTAATTCTAAATTCGTTACGTCTCAGAATTACAATATTTATATTAAGTTGATGGAACTTAAAATGGCTCAGGCAAATGCTGAAGGTGGTTATTTCCACGGACAATTAAGCGTTGGACCTTATATTTATAATATTTGGACTTATCCTGAAATTTATGAAGATTCAACTTTGACAGCTATTCCATATGTTGATCCGGATCACGTTTATATAATTCCTCTTAGGAGCGGTAAATTTACAATGGCTTATGCGGGTGTACCTGCAATTATAAGGGATTCAAGAAGTGATGAGTTTCCACAACTTATATCGCAAACAGCTGCTGATTATGTAATTAACAATTACATTGATCCCTTCCAAAAGAAACATGTTTTCGAAGTTCTTTCAGCTGGTTTGACTGTACCTGTAAGCATTGATCGTATTTATTCATTTAAAGCAACAAATGGTGTTGCAATGGGAGGATAAGAAAATGAGAAACTTTTTATTAATATTTTGCCTGTTAGTAGCCTCATTGGCTACTCAGGGTCAAAATTCAACCTCAGCAAGTGGTGATTTTCAAATAGGTTATAGCCAAACATTTTCTATATTTCCGCAACCCGGATCGGGTTTAATTGCTCCAATATTTTCAGGGCCTGACTCAGTTTGGACATACACATTATTGAAAGAAGATGTAAAAGCTTTAAAGTATAACATTTTATTAAGCTTGGATTCTGTAGGTGGAACAAAGCAAGCAACGACAGTTGTACTTAAATATAAAGTTTGGCCGGAACAGGCAAGTTATACTACTTTAACAACAGTTGTTTGGAGAAATGGCCATGATACTATTATTGATTTTTCTGAAACAAGCACAGCTGTACATGCTAGATTGTGGCAAATATCAGTTAGTGCAGCTCGAAAAGGATTTAAGGTAAATTGCAAACTTTTAGAACATAAATTTTTCCAATAATGAAAAAAGCTATTGTTAGAGTAATTGCCGTACAAGGTGCTGGCAAGAGCATTTTTAAAGCTGGTGAAACGGTTTTAGATGTAAATTTTCCGGTTGGAAATTTTGATGAACTCGTTAAAAGTGGTCATTTAGAACTGACGAAGGTTGAAAAACCTACGCCAAAACAGATAGGCGATGCAAAGAAAGCTGTGAAAGCAGCCGAAGAAGCATTTGATGAAGCAAATTCAGCACTTGAAAAAGCAAGTGACGAAGAAAAAGAACAGGCCGAAGCAAATGTTGTAATTGCAGAAGCCAATCTGAAAACAGCAGTTGATGCTTTAAATGACATGAAATGAGTTTGGATGCTGCCAGAAAAGACTTTGATAGACTTACCAATAATGGAGGGTTTGGGGTTAGTTTAACCCTTACCCCTCTCTCAGGGTCAGCAAAAACTATTAAAGGTTTTATGGCAAAGCATCATACAACAGTTGATACAGATGGGTTTGTAGTAAATAGTAAAAATGCCAGGGTTACAATAGTTGAAAAAAATTTAACAGATGTTGGTTATGTAGTTAGGAATGCAAAAAATGAAGTTGATTTACGCCAACACAAAGTCGATTTTATTGATAGCACTGGCATTTTAAAACATTTTATAGTAAAAGAAAACTGGCCTGATGAAACATTGGGCGTTATAACTTGTCAATTGGGTGATTATGGTAGCTAATTTAAATTTTAAAATAAATCCGGCAAATTTTGAGACCGTAAGGGATCAAATAGCTGCTATTTTAAAAATAGAGTTAGATAATCAGTCAATACAGTGGCAAACCGGATCAGGAACAACACACGATCCTTATGTTCCTAATTTAGACTTAACAGGGTCGGTATGGACTGAAAGGTTTACGCCGGTTGATCGTGTTGAAGGTAATGTTATTAACGTTTCTATTTTAAATATAAATCTCGATAACCAGACTCCAATTTCTCAAAAGAATACAGTTTCTTATGCTATAGATGTTTATACAAATGCTGTTGAGACCTCTGCTCAGGATGGTTGTTATATTTCAGGGCAGAAACTTCATAGGTTAACGGGTCTTATCCGTTCCATAATTCAAAGTCCTGTATATGATAGGCTAGGTATGAGTAATGGAATAGTCGAAAGGCGTAGTGTTTCAGGTGTTATTTTTGGACATAAAGAAGATAATCACGATACTATTAATACAAGAATGGATCGTATTACTTTGAAAGTTGAAATACATGAAGAAACATCAGGAATTGTACCAACAGAATTATCAACAATGTTGACAAAAGTAAAAATAGAACAAACAAATAAAGGCTATCAATTTATAAACAATAATACTTAAAAATATGATAAGTTCAGCAGTTAGCTCTAATCGAATAAGCCGCGTAGTTGGTTATAAATTGATGAAGGGCAAATTTAATTTATCTTCGCCAAATTTGCCTCAAATGATAGCAGTTTTGGGCGAAGGTAACCATGCAAATCAAGCAAATATTGCAGGGTTACAAGTTCCATATCCTTTGCTTTCAGCAGCCGATGCAGCCGCTCAATTTGGTGCAGGTTCACCGATTCATCAAATAGCAAGGATATTATTTCCAATTTCAGGATCAGGACTTGCAGGTATTCCAGTAATGGTTTATCCACAAGTTGAGGCTGTAGGGGGTTCAACTTCAACAGTTATTAATCTTGGATTAACTATATCAACTACAGCAACCGATAGCAATACTCATTATGTTGTAATTAACGGACGTGATAATATTGATGGGGTTGCTTATGCTTTTGCTGTTAATACAGGTGATAATGGCGCTACAATTATGGCAGCTATGGCAGCCGCTATAAATAATGTTGCAAGTTCGCCAGTTATTGCAAGTGTTGCAGGTGGTTATCTTGTGCTTACTTCGAAATGGCAAAGTGCTACATCAATTGAACTGACTGCCAGAGTTGATACAAATGGCAAAGATTGCGGTGTTACTTATAGTCAACATTCTAAAGTAAATGGAACTGGTGCAGCCGATATTTCAGCAGCCCTTACAGCTTTTGGAAGTAGTTGGAATACAATTGTCCTTAATCCTTATGGAGAGACAGTTAATAATACACTTCAAACATTAAATGGTATTCCTGATTCTAACAATCCTACAGGTCGTTATTCAGGTACTATTTTTAAACCATTTATAGCAATTTTTGGTAGTGTTGAACATAC